CAAGAATATAAAAAATATCATTATCTAATTTATTTTTATTAATAATGTATTTACCAAAAGGGATTTGTGTGCATCCTTGTTTAATACCTTTAGTTTTATCAATACGTTCTGTGATGGGTTTCACAAGTCCGGAACCTTTAGGGCGTCCTCGTCTTTTTAAACCAAACCCAGTCATACCAGACTGTCTCATGAAGCCTAAGACGGTATTTCTTTCTCTAGCTTGGAATGTTGGAAGGTCGTCATCATTAATTAATTGACCTACTGTGTTGAGGTTATTTTGTGTTAATTGCTGGATACCCGCTTTCATATCAGCATCAGAATAATTGATACGGGCTTTTTGTGCCGCAGTAAGTCGTATCTCATTAATAGCTTGTATAACGGGGTCGTTAAAATAAAATACATTATTTCTATTGTCTTTATTAGCTTGATATAAATCATAAATTGTCGCCAGAGCAATATCTGCTATAATATCAGATATAGTTTTTGCCACAGCTTGTGTAGCAGGTAATGCTCCGGGTGTTGGTTGAGGGGTAGTATCAAAAGTAGTCTGTACTGCAGGGGTTGGTCCTTGTCCGGGTCCATATGGCATCATTGTCATTAATTGATCTGTCATTTGCACGAATGCACGGGACTCTTCTGTAGATGGTAGAAGTGATAATAAATTCGTTAAAATTCGCATACTTAATGTAGCATCTGCGTTTAATTCTGATTTCTTTAATTGTGATATTACAGCCCTTACTTCTACTGGGCTTGGTAATTGTTCATTGTAATCAATCCATATTTTAAAACCATTACTATTTAAAACCGTCATATATGCAGGATTGCCTGGGGCTACATTACCCATATTTATATATAAGTCTCTAATTTGATTATATCTTTCTACTGGATTGAATATTTCACGCATTGCATCTAATCTATCCTTAATTTGTTTTAATATTGGGGATAATGGTCTGGTTGATATTAATTTAAAATATATATCATCAAACGCATTTCTAATTTCTGTGTAATCTCTAGGTGTGACTGTTGAACCTGTATTAGTTGGTCGATCAAAAGCACTTTTGACTGATGCATTCATTTCTTTAGTTTTAGAGTATAAAGATTGTAAAAATAAAACCATCGTTGCTACATCGTTTTCATCGCCGGCTATACCTATTTTATATTTCCTTTTCAATTGCATCACAAGTTCTGGGGCATTCTGTGCTAGCCATACAAAAAAGGAACCATCCCCATTAAGAGGAGATGCTATAACACGTTGAACGACTGCCATTGCCATATTAGGTCCTGCTACTGGTTTAAAATCTTTAATAATACCTAATTTTAATTTTTCAGTATCTAATAAAATATCCGCTGTTGCTCTTGTATCTTTCATTTGAGACCGTGCGGGAAGAACACCTGTCTCTAAGTAATTTTTATTTGCTTGATAATTCATATTATCAATATTAGCACGAAGTCCTAAGGAGTTCATATATTCTGCTCTATAGTTTTCTACGTCACTTGCATATCTGTAAGGTTGACCGCTCATATTATTATAAGATTCAACTTAATCAATCTTTAAATATTTATATTAGTATTATTATATTAATTACAATAATATTAATAAAATAGAATTAACGCCCACAACTGTATAATGAAACATCTGCTGTAGGATAAAATATTTTGTCATTACAAATTTTATAAAATCGTTCTTTAATCTCAAGTTCTTTACCATCGTCATACTCTTGAACTCTTACTTTCATTAACATCGTATATTCTTTCATCTGTTTAGGGTTAAATGTTTTAGGATTATAAAAAGGTTTATATCCCATTTCATCTAAAGAAATTACTTTAAACATTGACATAAACTGTTTAGTTTTTTCTTTTTTAATTTCTTCAGGTGTAAGTTCTGGAGGTTTCTCTTCTTGTTCTCGTTGAAGAAGTTCTAAGGGTTTAATTGTTCCTTCTAACATTTTCTTTTCATATTCATTAGGTTCAATTGTTTCGGTGTCTTCTACCCATTTTATATCTTTTTTATACAATGCATCAGAGTTAGGTATTACCCAGTCATCGCGTTCTCTTTCTAGAACTGGTTCAGTGAATTCTTGAATTATTTTAGATTCCATTATTATATATACTATAACTTTATTTGTTTAAGTATATATATTATTACAAATATATAAACGGAGTATATATATTATTACAAATATATAAAACCTTTATAACGACTTATGACGGGATCGAACCGTCGACCTTGCGATTAACAGTCGCACGCTCTACCAACTAAGCTAATAAGTCTTATGTCAGAGGTGGGATTCGAACCCACGAAGAATAAACATTGGATCTTAAGACCAACCCCTTTGACCGCTCGGGAACCCTGACTTATTGCTAGATACGTGATATATATATTATGTCATACAATATTGCTGTATGTATCAAATTGTCTTATTGTTTAAAATAGACACTATAGCCGTTTGGTTATTACCAGTATATATTAATGATATTATTTCTTTAGGTGTTATTATTTAATAATTCCTTTAGGTGTTATTTTAAGGTATATATGTGGTACAACATGTTAAAGAACATGAAGATTTAATAGTATTCAAAGGTGGTTTTAATAAATTAATAATAGCCTGTTCTTGACTCGTTCCGTCACTTAATTTTTCAATCTCAAACTCGTGTATTTTTGAAAAAGTGAAAGAATCCCATCCTCCGTTCTGTCTAATATATAAATATAACTTACACCAGTATAATTTACCTACTTTATTTTTAACATTCTTTTTATGATGGCTTTTCCTTCGTGATAATTTTAATGTAGAACCAATATAAAATTGGTCTGGGTCGTTGTTATCTTGAATTCTATATATAAAACATTTCATTAATATTATATTAGTATTACTTGTTTAAACGGGCTTGACGCATTTTCTCGCCCCACGCAATGGCTTCAGGGCTTCCTTTTTTAGGACGTCCTACAGCCCCGCCGGCTGCATACAATCCACCACCAGCATGTAAGCCGCGACCCATTGAAGCATTTGCAGCGGTGCTTGTATATAACCCTTCGCCTTCTTCAATACCTCGCCCTTTCTTTTTACCAAAGATACCGGCTTTTTTATAAATTTTAACAGCTTTAGGAATATCTTTCATGATAATATCCTTCACTTGTGCTTTCTTAGAACGACTTTGTCCAGTTTGTTGTTTAACAAATTTAACCGCTCCTTGTGTCATTGCATGTTTAATAGGCGATAGATTTTTATTTAATGGTTTAAATTTATTCCCGATAGCCTTTGACCAATCATTAAATGCATCTACATCTTTATTACCGGTATTTGATCCAGTTTGACCACGTCCAATCATGCGACCCATATCAATACCTTCTACAAGGATGCCCATGCCTTTAATAATTTTACTACTTGGTTTTTTCTTTTGAAAAAACATATGGATGTCGTGAGATAACTTAGTAATATCCCTAATAAGCGTAGCTTCTGAGATTTCTTCACCATAATCGCTATAATCACTTTCACTGTCTGAATCGTATTCTTTCATATTATTAATAGTATGTTTTTTATTCTTTATATTGATTATATTAGTCCCTTCTAATATCTTAGCACTGTGTTCTGTAATAGGATTATAAGTGCTAGGTTTTAAAACTTCATCTCTTTTATTAGTAATTGTTAATAATGAAACAGGGTCTAACATACTTTTTACAACTTTTAAACCTTTATTATGAAAACCAATAATAGCAGGGTTAAGTGTTATATTATCTTCTCCCCCTACTTTATGTCGTCTTGTTAAATTCTCCGCTATATTACCAGACTGTGAGTGAGTAATAAGCCCTACATTCTTTTTACCATATTTAGTGTTAGCGTCTCGGTGGAAATCTTCGGCTCGTTTATACCTTTTGGTGTGATGATGAAGACTATAAGGAATAGCTAAATTATTAAACCAATCAGTGAAACGATCCGTTCCCGCTATCGCATGAATAGCTTTCCTTGTATCTTTATCATAATATAACTTATTGCGTCTTGTTGATAGATCAGTATCTAATTTATAAGTCCCTATTTGTTGGGTGTCCTTCTTCTTTTTATAAGAACCCTCAACAAATTCTTTTAATTGTTTGTTTGTTAGCTTAGACATTATAGATACTTAATTAATATATCTTTATAACTAATGAATAAGCATATAATAAAAATGTATCCAAAAATGAACAAATGTATCCAATTCCGTTTCACATCTATTCCCGCCTTCTCCTCCCGCCCCGTGTTCTTTTCTTATTGTTATCACTTCTTTATCCAAAATTAAATTAAACATCCAAAAATACCATCAATTATAATAAACTTAGTAATATTAAAAAAGCCCTTTCTCTAGGGGCTTTTCAAAAACGCCCGTATTTCTGGCTTTTTTGGATATTTTGGCTAGATTTGGATATATTAGATTTCTTTAATTTTAAAGGGGGATGGGGTAAAAATAAAAATCAAATAAAAAATAATATCCAAAAAATATAAAGTATCCAGAAATAACTGGATGAATCCAAAATAAAAATGGCTTAAAGATATAGTGTATATATATATTAATGGAAAAACAATACCCCACAATTGACCAATACTTAGAAACTTTAGAGAATGAGTATGACATCGCACTATTCTATAAGGAATATAACAGCGGACGACATGTATATTCTAAAAAGTATTTATATGGTTATGACATGACCGAACCCATGCTTACTTGGTCCGAGATATCCCCTGGACAGGTAATGAATGACATGGCAGCATTTTTCAAAACAACTTTTAGGGCTTATTTTGACTTTGAACATCCATCAAAAGAAGCCCTTGAAAAATTACACAAAAAGACAAATAAACTTTGTTCTGAATCTAAACTTAAAAGTATTTATAAATTATATGAATCAGAAATTATTGATGACTCTTTTGTTGATACTCTAAACAGAGTTTTACCTCATCACTTACCTATAAATAAATGTTTAAAAATTGATTTAAGAAACGGGATGGAGTCTCAACGTGAAAAATTAGATAAATTTACTTATGAATGCCCAGTTAGTTATACCAAAAACAGACCAGCGGAACTAATGGAAATGTTAAGTGCTATCGCGTGTAATAAAGATGATGATTTAAAATATATTCAAAAAATGCTGGGGTATGGTCTAACAGGACATATTGATAGCCGGGTTTATTTTATTCTATTTGGTAAAGGGTGTAATGGGAAAACAGTATTATTAAATCTTATGTCTAAAATTCTTAAACAACAATATCAAGCGGTATCTAAATGTGTATTCATCAACAGCAACACTAGCAAAACCGGCGGGACTGAAGTATTACAACTAAAGGACTGTAGAATGGCGACCTTTAGTGAAACCAACCCTAATGATGAACTTAATGAAGCAATTATTAAAATGATTAGTGGTAATGATTCAATTACTGCACGTGGGCTTTATAAAGATCCTATGACATTTGTGCCTATGTGTAAATTAATTTTATGTACTAATTACAAACCAGACTTTAATGCTAACGATAAAGCTAATGTTGATCGTGTTCGGTTAGTACCTCTTAATGCTCGTTTCGTAGAGAAACCAGCCCGAGAAAATGAATATAAACGTATTAATGGAATTGATAAACTAATTGAAACAAAATATTTAAATGAATTCTTTTCATGGGTCGTAGATGGTGCTATGGAATATTACAAACACCCCGAATTTAACCCAGTAGGTGAGATGCTAGACGCTCAAAATGAATATATTAGAGAACAATCAAATATTACTAATTTCATAGATGATACATTTGATGTAAGCGGTAATAGTGATGTAGTTCTTAAAACAGAAATTAAAAGTTTGTATGACTCATGGTGTAGAGAGAATAGCATTAAACCTATGAAGATGGGTATATTGTATAATACTTTTGATGATAAATTTGATAAGTCATTTAAATGTCAAGTAAAAGGACCTTTTAAAAATAAATGGGTTTATAAATGCATCAAAGTAAAAGAAGAATATGATGAAGAAGAAGAAGAAAAGAATGCATTAGATTTGTAAATTAATAAATTATAAAAACAATTAAAGACATTCTATTATTATTATATAATAATAAAATGGCATCATATCCACCACCTACTGAGGATCTCCCTATTTTTGACGGGAGTTTATTTTCTACCACACTTAGTTCTGGTATAACCCAAGAACAAGCAGATGAATTATATTTACAAAAAAACACACCAGATACAGCGACAGCTTTACAAACATTTGATTCTGGTTTGTCTACAAATTTAATTATTCCAGAAACAAGCACCGACACCTTAAACATTGGTGGGGGTTTTGTTAATACTGGAGACATAAGTCTTAATACAGGCGGTGCAGTTCTATTAACATCTACGTCTAATGTATCATTAGGCACAGATATTGGAGATATCAATGTTGGACCCGTTCAATCGACTGGGGTTATTAATATTGGAACTGCAGCATCACGATCCGGTGAAATTAATATCGGATCGGGTCTAACATCTACCGCTACGATTAATATCGGATCAGGTCCGGGTATTATTAATTTAGGTAATAATTTATCACAAATAAAAATTGATGGAGGTTTTGAATTAACAGATTATTACGCACCTTCACCTTCTTATTTAGGTAATTATATATCAACGCCACTAAACGCAACGGTTGGAACAATTATCCCATCTGGTAGTACTTCGATATATTCTACTATGTCATTTACAGCTAAAGGGATATATTTGATAAATGCTACACTTACAGTAGCCCCTAATGGAGGAGTTCAACCGAAAGATGTAGAATTTACAATGCTAAGAATAAGCGATGGAAGTATTCTAGCACGATCAGTCCCCCAAGCCCTAGCAAATAGTGGAATAGCTACTAATTATGATTATACGGGAAATCTAACTGCTATTTTTAATAAAGCAGCAGCAGGATCAGAAGGTGTAAGAATTTATGTTTATTTGAATTATGGAGGCGGTAATAATTATACAGTGTCATCCACCGCATATAATTTTTCATCTGTTAGAATTGGATAATAATAAATTATCAAATGATAATTATGATTTAAAAAAATGATTAAGTATATTATATAATAAAATGCCACCACGCAAGAAACCAAACCCACCGCCAGGTGATAAAGGAGATATTATTAATTTTTATCAACATGTACCTAAAAAGTATTTAGAAGAGACAAACAACCCTAATTTTAATTTACATAATATGGATTTACCTTTTCGTATGTGTATTGTCGCCCCTTCAGGTTCAGGTAAGACTAATTTTTTATTAAATTTAATTAAAGTATTTAGTCAAGGAGATGGAACTTTTACAGATATTACAGTAGTGACCAGGAACAAAGACGAACCACTATATAATTATCTAAATGGAGAATTTCAACAAATCCAAGTAAAAGAAGGCATGAGTAGCACGCCTAAACTTGATGATATGGATAAACGGTATAACCACTTGGTTTGTTGGGATGATTTAGTTCTTAGTAAGAATTTACAACCAGTAGAAGAATATTATATGAGAGCCCGTAAAAAGAACTGTAGCGTAATCTTCTTAAGTCAATCATATTATGATATACCTAAATTTATTAGAAAGAATTCTACATATTTAGTATTATTAGATTTAGGCGGATCTAAAAGAGAAAAGACCGCTATTATGAACGAATGGTCTGGTGATTTAGATAAAGATGAATTAAACGCTGTCTTTACTGATGCTACCAGTGTCAAACTTAGACCTTTAATTATTACAGGTGGTAAAGTTGAACGTAATAAAAAATATAGACGTGGTTTTCTTGATTATTATAATTTAGATGAATTTCTAAAAAATATTCCTAGAACAACAAAAGACGGAAGACGTATTAAACAAACTAAAAAAGATGATTCTGATTCTGATTAACCATATTTTAATATTATTATTCATGATAAATATTTATTATTTATCATTTAAACAAATATTAATATTAATATATATATAATTTATGACTGACCAAATTAAAGAATTAATTGTGGAAAATAAACCTAATATTTCTAAATCAAGTATTACTACTTATTTAAGTATTCTTAAAAATTTACATATCAAAGTATTCGGTGATAATATTGATGCATCTAATTTTAAGAAAGCTGATAAAATATTAAAGTTTCTAGAAGAGGTAGACCCTGCAAAACGCAAAACAGTATTAAGTGCATTGGTTGTTATTACTGATAATAAAAAATATAGAGATCAGATGTTAAAAGACATTGAAGAATATAAAACAAATGAATCAACACAAAAAAAGAACGATAAGCAGTCGGACTCATGGGTTGATACTGAAACTATTGATGACATCTTTGATAAATTAGGTAAAAATGCTAATTTAATTTATAAAAAGAAGTCATACACATCATCCGACTTACAAGAAATACAATTATTTATTATTCTATGCGTTCTAAGTGGAAAGTTCATTCCTCCAAGACGTTCTAAAGATTATGTAGATTTTAAAATTAAAGATATAGACCCAGAAGTTGATAATTACCTTCATAAGAAAACTATGGTTTTTAATTCTTATAAAACTGCGAAGACATACCAACGGCAAGAACTACCAGTCCCACCTGAATTAATGAAGATCTTAAATAAATGGATTAAGATTAACCCAACCGAATATTTATTTTTTGATTCTAATCTTAAAAAGCTATCTAATGTAAAGCTTACACAACGACTAAATAAGATTTTTGGTAAAAAGGCATCAGTCAATCAAATGAGGCATACATATTTGAGTAATAAGTATCAAAAGACAATTGAACTTAATAAAGAAATGGAAGCTGACATGGCAAAGATGGGAACCAGTAAGGCACAAGAAAAAGTATATATTAAGAAAGATTGATATTATTTAAACATACAATACTATAAATATAATAACATGAAAAAATTATTATATTTATATAATGACGGACATAGAGCATTTCCACATTTAGGACGAGGAGGCTTAGGGTATAAACCACCTAGTAAAATTATTGGTGTTGGTTTACATCCTATTTTTGACACTGACACTGACACGTATGAAATGTACGATGATGGTAATTATAAAGACCCAACAATATACGACCAATTAGACGGTTCTAGAGATTCATTAATAAGAGGTCCTATTACTGAACGGTTATATGAGTGGTATGAAGGACCAGGAGACCAAGTTCAATTTATTGAAGATGATGATGACGATAATATGAAAATTC